CATTGTGTTGTGATGAATTAGCCTTCTTTCCGAAATGGATATCGGTCATATATGCACCACGTTGTAATTTCTTTGTGTTATTAGGCATTAATGATTTTCACTTAATATTTTAAAATGTCTTCTGAACTTTCTAGTTCTTTCGGTCTGGCTGTACTATCACTGTTGTGGTCATCGTAATCACCATCTTCGTTGTGTCCTTCTTCAGCAGCTTTCTTTTGAGCAGTTTCATGTTCCATTTGGAAAGTGTAGGATGGTGTCAGCCCCTTATCTACCAGCATTACATCACGTATATCGCGTTGTCTGCGTTCTTGATTAAGGAATTGGATAAATGAATTTTTGATGCATTGTGTAAAGAATGCGAATGGATTATTACTTTTTTCTGGTTTAAATGAATTCCACGTGCGGACAAGCATCATCATTGCATATGCCTGCATATCATCATTGTATGTATATCCCGAAAAATTGCCTTTGCGTCCGTATCTTGCACACAACACTGTTAGCATATGAGCAAGTTTATCGCTCATTTTTCCATTAGCTTTACTGAGAACAACTTCTGCTAACAAGTCTTTGTTGTTTAGATAATTCTTCTTCTTCGGTGTTTTTTTCTTAGCTACTTTCTTTTTAGCTTTCTTTTTAACTTTCTTTTTCGTCGGCTTTTTTGGTGCCGCTTCTTTTTTTATTGTCATTCTAGTACCTCATAAGTTAATTATTATACACGAAAACCACGAAAGGTCAACAGTATAAATATGTTTAGATATATTAGGAGAAAATTAGGAATGTTGACCCTCAAAAGTTATATTAGTTTAACAGAGAAAGAAAAAAATCCTCGCAAAGGTAATAAGATCGCGGTATTTACGTTTGGGCGTTTTAACCCACCAACTAAGGGACATCTCAAATTAATTGACAAGACAATTGCAGTTGCCAAAGAAAAAGGTGGTGAACATTTCATATTCCCTTCTCAGACAACCGATAAGAAGAAAGATCCCCAAAAAAGTAAAAATCCTTTAAATTGGAATATTAAGGTGAATTTTATGAAACAGGTATTTCCACACGCTACGATTATGAAAGTTAAAGAAGCAATAACACCACATATGGTGAATGAGTATTTGGAAAAACATGGTTTCACGGATGTTTATTTTGTAGTTGGATCTGATCGTGTTAAAGAATTCAAAGCGCGTTGGTTACCATATGCCAATGAACTATTTAGGCATGCTGAAATCATAAGCGCTGGTACTCGTGATCCAGATGCGGAAGGAGTTTCTGGAATGAGTGCAACGAAGGCTCGTGAAGCGGCCAAATTAAATGATATTGGAAAATTTAGAGCAGCAACAGGATGGGGTGGTGAAATCGCTCGTAAATTGATGAGAGCTGTACAAGAAGGAATGGGAGTAGAATAATGGCTGTTGAAGATAGTAACTTTCTTAAGGTTAAATTACGATCAACACTACCAGGTGGCTCACTTGTTACGTTTAATGTAACCCCTGATGTTGTAGAAAATAGAAACGTAAATTATAAAACAATGGATCCCATTCATATGCCAGGTGGTATTCATGTGTATGGTAGTACAGCATCAAGAACATACAACATTAATAATATCCGACTAGTTTCTCGTACATCAGAAGAAGCTACAAAAAATTTATGGGCTATTAATGTCCTTCGTCATTGGACGACACCATACTTTGGGAAAAGTACTATATCAGACGAACAAAACTTCAATCGTGAAGCTTCAACAGGAAACGTTAGAGTATCAGAAGAACAAACTCGGTCAAATGCAGAAACACTTGGATTAAATGTTGGGAGAGAACTTATTGGTGCTCCACCTGATGTATTGTTTTTATCAGCATACTCAGAAAATAGTGCACGTGGTAACATATACAAGATACCAGTTGTTATAACCAATTTAAGTATTCCATACCCAAGTGACACTGATTACATCCCAACACAACTTGGGTCTGAGGTTGGTCACAAGTATCGTTTCATAGATGCTGGAGTTCCATTCCCAACAGTTATGACGATTGATATTAACTGTATAGAAACTCATTCACCAAAAGAATACTCTAAATTTAACATATTTGCTTACCGAAACGGAAAGCTGGATAACTTCTAAGGATATATTATGGCAGATTCTTCAATTAAAGAAAAATATAGTAGATATACACAAGGTGGGGAAACAGATGTTTATGCAAACCGTCTTGGGTGGTGGGAGCGTGAAAAAATTCCTCATGCAGATGATGATATAACTATGGAACTTACAGCACGGTATGCGTTACGACCTGATATGGTAGCATATGACATTTATGGCAAAGTGAATCTGATGTGGTTAGTCCTTTCATATAATAACATACTTGATGTCAATACAGAATTTACTAAAGGTACAAAAATTATACTTCCTTCGCCACAGCGAGTATTTTTTGATTTAACAACTAAACCAAATAACGGCAATTTTATATCATAAAGAGTAACTATGTCTAACCCAGAAAATATATTAGCAAAGTATCGCACATACTCATATCATCATGTCCTCATTGCTTGTGGTAATACACAGGTGGTTGAAGAACTATCTGAATCCCTCAACATGTATGATTACTTATATGATACAGGAGAAGCTAAACGATCAAAAAAGAGTCTTGTATCTGGTGATTATGTAGTTATAGCAAATGGTTTATCTGATTCTGACTTTATCGTTGATGATGTATCGTGGGTATCTGTTATTGCTCCTCAACCAAGTTCAGATAGTAACTTTGAACAATTTGCTTCTTATGCTGTTGAGGGGACAATGGTCGTTACTGAACCACGAGGAGTTGATTTTCTTAACGTATTGAGTGGTGCTTGTGACACGCTTGAAACTGATCCAACAGGGCTTGTCTTTCTATTAAAAACATTTTTCGTTGGAGACACTGATAGTCGTAGTGTTGATTATGTTACAAGTGTTAAACCATTAGCATTTATCATGACTGACATAGCATCAACATTTGATGTTACGGGATCAATATACTCAATAGAGTTTGTTAGTGTTACTAATGGTGCTGCCAAATTACCTCAATTTGTAACTGGAGCTGACCGAGTATCACTTAAACTTGAATCTACAATTGGTGGAAGTTTGAAGAAACTTCAAACTGAAATAAAGAGACATTACGATGCACATTTTACAAAAATGGAAACTATCGCAAAAGAATCAAATCAAACTTTATCTGGACAGAAAGTTGAATATATTATAGACATTGATGAAAAAAGTGGATATGCAGCATACAAAGTAGACCAACCTCCTGCGTTTTTAAAAGATAATGGAATAGAAGGGGAAGGGAGTACAATGGGATTTGGACAACACCCTTCAATTGAATCTGCCATACTTGACATACTAAAAACAAGCAAACAGTTTGGTGATGATGCTACAGGAAAGAATGATGATAAGAAGAAGTATATTCCTAAAATACAATCAACGATAGAGTCTGGTACAACTGGGGAAGGTTCTTATTACAGAGTAATTTACAAAGTAGGTAGAAGTGAAGTTCCTGTATCTACTCTTGATAAAATACATGACGAAGATCAAGATTTCATTAAACAAGGCAATGCGATGGTATTTGATTACTTTTTCGCTGGAAAGAATACAGACATACTTGAATTCAATATTCAGATGCAGATGGGGTTAATGTTCTTTCAAACTGTATCAACAGCAGAATGTATGCTTAAGAGTCAAGGCGAAAAAGACTTAACCAATAAATCACAAGGTGTAGGAGCAACTACAGCAAGGTCAACAGATACAAAAAAAGGTGCAAGAAACAACACACCAATTTTATTTTCTACTATCGTAAAGAAACCAAAACAAAAGAACACTGCATATCCTCTGGCATCAACAGATTTCCAATCTCTGTTAGCAAGACATGCTGCAATTGAAATGTTAGATGCAAAAATTAAAATAATGGGAAATCCATTGTTGTTGAATAGTATGATTCAATTACCAAGTAACGTCATTAATGGACCTAACCCAACACCTCGAACAGGAATAGAGGAAGATGTATTCAATGATTGGACAACAACCCCATCATTGGTTAAAGTTAATATTTTTATGCCTTCAACAGATGAAAAAGGTGATTTTGCAAAACAATTTTGGTATGATGGTTGGTATTATGTAACAGGAATAGAACATACATTTTCTGGTGGCCAATTTACTCAATCAATTGAAATGTTAAGTTTACCATTAGAACAATACTTAACCGTGGACGATCCTGAACCCGAAACAGTAGAGAAAACACAATGATTGGATTTGGAATTATTGAAGAAGCGCAAGGTGGAATGTCTGGTGGTAAGGATGGAAATTCATTTGATAATATAACAACGGGTATTGTTGTTGACACAAACGATCCACAACAAATGGGACGAGTTCGTGTATTGTGTCCAGCGTTGGGTGATAATGAAGATAAAGAAACAATTGATATTCCTTGGGCATTGTATATGTCGCCCTTTGGTGGAACACACGACCAATTATCAAGAGGTCCAACAGATGAAACATCAGGTGGTGGTATTACATATGGGATGTGGAATATTCCAAAAGTCGGTGCCCAAGTACTCGTAGCTTGTATAGATGGTAATCCATTTATTCGTGTTTGGTTGGGTTGCATATATGGACAGTTTGCTCCTCATACAATGCCACATGGTCGGTTTACAGTACAAGACGGTGACCTACCTGGTGACAACAAACCTGAAGGTCCACTTGCGAATGATGAGTCATCTATAGATCCATTATATGCAAACCTTAAAAAAGCTTTTGGTGAAGGTGCTGATAACCACGAATGGAGAACTCGTGGAGCTGATTATTCGGTTGCAGCAATAGATAAACAAATTGTTGAGGCTCTTCAAGTATATGCTAGCATCGCAGATGATAAGGATAAACCATACGATGGTAAATCATATCGTCAAGGGTATGCACTTAATAGAACCGACCCAGAAGAAACGTCTCCATTAACTGATAAAGTATATGATTCACAAGTTTACTCTTGGACAACTCCTGGATTCCATGCTATATCAATGGATGACCGTCCTGAAAATGGTCGAATGCGTTTCCGTACATCAACTGGTCATCAAATCATATTAGATGACACAAACGAACGAATTTATATTGCAACTGCAGAAGGGAACAACTGGATTGAGTTAGATAAAAATGGAAATATTGACATTCATAGTGAACGAAGAATATCTGTACATGCAGCAAAGGATATAAACTTCACGACAGATGAAACATTCCGAGTGCATGCAAAGAAAGGGATTCATATGTATAGTGGTGATGAAGTTCGGATTCATGCAACAAAAGATATTAACATCAGAACAGATAAAAATTTAAGAACTCATTCTGCACAACAAACATATGTTGAAGCAGATGGAAATATGAATTTAAAATCATCTGCACAGTTTAGAGCAACATCAGGGGCAACACTGAATTTGAAAGCAGGTGGTGATATGATGTTAACAGGTGGACCAAATATTCACTTTAATGGACCACCAGCAACAGCAGCAGATTCAGCATCTGAAACACAAGCATATTGGACAAATAGAGTTCCACAACATGAGCCGTGGGGTCGCATTATGATGACAAATACTGATTTGGATTCAGGGAATGGCCACACATTAGAGTTAAATTATGGCGATCCTCTCGTTGGAGAGCAGGAATTAGATGATTTACTTGTTAGAGGCCCACATTGGAGACGTTAATTTTTGCTGTCTCCCTCACTATAAATACATAAGTTGACTGGAATAGGAAATTATGGCACAAAATATATACAGAGGATATTCAAGTTTTGAGTTTCAACAAACAGGAAGTTTCGGTATTTCTGATGTTGAATTAGTTAAATTTGATTTGTTGAATCATATATTCACTCGTAGAGGTGAACGTGTGATGTTGCCTGATTTTGGAACACAAATCCCAGATTTAACTTTTGAACCACTTGATGAAGAAACGGTAGATACTTTACAAGATGAGTTAGAAGCAGTATTTGATTATGACCCACGTGTCACGTTGCTTAAGCTTGAATTAGTACCATTATATGATCAAAACACTATAACAGTAAACGCAATTTTACGATATGAAGAATTTAACATTGTAGATTCTTTTGATTTAAACATTGAATTCGAATCCCAATAAGGTGGAAATATGTCAAGAATAATTAGTAGAGCAGAAGCATGGGAGACGTCTTACGAAGCCTTCCAAAATATTAACTTTGCGGCATTTGATTATGTAACAATCAAAAGAAGTATGATTGATTATATCAAGTTATACTTTCCAGAAAATTTCAATGATTATATTGAATCAAGTGAATTTATTGCAATACTTGAACTGTTTGCATACTCTGCAGAAATACTTGCATATCGTTTAGATTTAAACGCTCACGAAAACTTTCTTTCTACTGCAGAACGTAAACAATCTGTTCTTCGGTTAGCAAAATTAATATCATACAAACCTTCAAGAAACTTACCTGCTCGTGGACTTGTTAAAATAACTTCAATTTCTACAACAGACCAAGTGTTTGATTCTAATGGTGTTAACTTAGCAAATACTAAAATATTCTGGAACGATGCTAATAATTCTAGCTGGAAAGAACAGTTCTTATTAGTAATGAATCTTGTTTTGCAACAAGAGTTTGGTTCAGTATCTCCGACTGACCGTATACAAGTTAATGACGTATTATTTGAATTGTACTCTTGGAGTAACAATTCTATCACTAATGGTGTATTCCCATTTAATACTGTAGTATCAGGTGAATCATTTCCGATGGAGCTTGTTCCATCAACACTAAATGAATTTGGACCATATGAAAGACGTCCTGAACCAGCAGCACCCTTTTCTATATTGTATGGGTCGGATGGACTTGGTGATGCTTCAGATACAACAGGATTTTTCATTTTTGCTAAGCAAGGGAACTTGCAATCAGTTACAACTACATTTGATGGTGTAACTCCTAACCTAACATATGATGTTAACGTTGAGAACATTAATGAAACAGATGTGTGGGTTAATAATGTAGATGCTACGACTAAAGAAATCATTATAGAAGATGTAAATCAACAAAGCGGGACAACTCAAACAGGTCGTTATGGTGACTGGCAAGAAGTTGATCTTGCAAATGCTCAAAATATTGTATTTAATACAAACCCAAATCGTAACAAATATGAAATTGAAACACTTGAAGATGATATGGTACGACTAATATTTGGTGATGGAGAATTCGCTGATCTACCTTCAGGAACATTTGATGTTTGGTATCGTACTTCTTTGAACCGTGATATTGTTATCCCTCAAAACACAGTGGTTAATAAAGCGACATCATTCTCTTATCAGAATACGAGCAACAATGTTCAAACTCTTTCATTTACTTTCTCACTTATTAATACTGTACAAAATGCATCTCCATCAGAAGATATTGAACATATTCGACGTATTGCACCTTCAGTATATTATTCTCAGGATCGTATGGTTAATGGACGTGATTATAATACGTTCATGTTACAAGATCCAACAATTTTAAAACTTCGATCTGTTAATAGAACATTCGCAGGGGATTCAAAATATATCGCTTGGCATGATGCGAGTGAATCGTATGAAAATGTAAAATTATTTGGTGATGATTTAGTTCTTTATTATAAAGACGGAACTAATTCAATTACTGTAGACCAACCAGTTGGTGGGTCAACGTTAGTACAAAATACTATTGAACCAATATTATCATCAACAGATTTCTTTACATATTTAATATCAGAAGGATTATCTCCGACTGATTTCCGAAGATCTTTTACT